CTCCAATAGTCGTTGCAGCTCCTGCAAATAAAACACTTTCCGTTTTTACTCCAATATTAAAACTTCCTTGCAGATGATCCGTCGAAGTGTTAAATCCAGAAAGAGAAACCAGATTTAAATTAGTAAAGTTATGAGGAGAAGTGGAAAATGCGATGTATTGTCCGTCAATATCATATGGAACAATCTCTAAATCCGATACCGTGCTACTTGCAACACTAATATTAGTGACTACTTTTCCACCAACCTTAGAAACACTTGCTTTAGCTCTTTGAGAACTATCACCGAGTTGTCCAAAATTAATAGTATCCTTAACCTTATAATTATTTCCCCCTGTTAATATACCAACTTTATCAATAGATCCAGATGAAACTAAATTTATATTAATTAATTGTTCTCTTTCTTTATTTGGTTGATATAAGAAATCATAGGATGCGTATTCCTCAGTTAAAGAATAAGGAGTTGTATTTCTAAAATACTCTGTCTTATTCAAATCATAGGACTTTTGATCAATTGTTGCATCATAATTAAAACTATTAGGTTTAGACTTGAAAGAATTTCCAATTAAATATGGAAACTGAGGCTTTCTATACTTATTAAAAGATCCTGCATTATCAATACTAGTAGGATTGATAGTTGAAAAATATGCATAAACTCCATTTGGATAATCAGGAGTTACACAAAAACGACCATTGTGCTCATCTAGGTCTCCTGAATTATCAAATCCAAAATCTTCAACAAAAAATCCTTGTGGGAAATTTGATAGTGAAGGTCGATTCGCAGCAGTTACTGGTTTGTACCCAGATTCCATAGCTTTAACGAATCCACCAGTCTGTGTTTCATATCCATATGGACCATAAATGGGATTACCATCATATGCCCATCCAATTATAGGAGAATGGTAATTTGCAGAAACTTCTTCTCCATCAACTTTTTGTAAATCAGGAAGTCCGTATTTAATGTTATTATCTTGATCTCTTACATATACCGACTCTCTTAATTTACGAGGAGAATACAAATGAGTATATTCAATACCAAATTCTGAATTTTCTGCTGCTTCTAAAATTCCATCATCTTCGGAAATGATATCTACATATTTTTGGAATAAATTAACTGTCCAAGTTTGAAGTTTTGCTCTTAATTTTCCATTAGATGCATCAGTGGTTACGGCTACCCCCACATTACCCGTATAACCAATTCCTGGATTGTCGATTCTTACACTAGTGATTTTTCCATCATTAATAATCGGAACTAACTTTCCATGATTACCTTGGCTAGTAGTAATGACTAAATTGGGAGGTGCATTATAACCTTCACCCTGATTATCGACTTGAACTTCAACTATTCTTCCATTATTGATAATTGGAGTTATTTCTGCACCAGATCCATTTTTAAGAGTTAATAATGGTTGACGATCATAGTTTATAATATTGGAAGAACCATAAGAAGATCCCTCATTAGTCACCTGTACAGATTTTAGAGATCCTTTAAACAAAGGTTGAAGTTTTGCTTGGAAATCTTGTCCTGTAGCAGTAAGAACTCCTATTTCACCAGTTAAAGTTACTGTAATTGGTTCATAGTTAAAAGTATGAGTTCCAGTACCTAAACCAGCAACAGAAAAATCAATATATTGCTCTGTTTCGTAATATAAGAACTTAGTTGTAGTTCCAACACCTACACTAGATAATTTAAAGTTATTTGAATCAACTTCAGTGACAACATAATTGGTATTTGAGTTAATTCCAGTAATTTGATCAACATTATATGAATACTGAATAATTTCACCAGATTTATATCCATGATCATTAATATTGATTTGATTAAGAGCCGTACTAATTGCTACAGATGAAATTATTGTTCTTTTCTTGTTTTGATATCCAGAACCTGAATTATCAACTATAATATTAGATACAATTTGCTTTTTATCAAAGGATTGGAGATTGTGAACACCAACTCCAAAACCAGATAAGAGTACAGTGTTCACTCCAACATTAACTGCGTCAGTTTCTGACTTATAGAGTTTTACAGTAGAAACACCAACGGTATGAACATAATAAATTGCATCTGTCGAAATTCCACCAACTGCTGTTTGTCCAAACGTCTTATAAATAACTTTTTCGCCATTTCTAAACTTATGGAAAGTGGAGAAACCAATGGTGCTATCAGTTATATCAACACGGGCCGAGTCTGCTGTCGCATTAAAGGAAACTGCATGTTCGACCATTTTAGTATTGACACTAGCACTTGCTCCTTCACCATTACCACCACTTATAGTAAGAGTTGGATGCGAAACATAATCAAAACCTGGATCTTCAATGTTAATTGCTATTAAAGCTCCCTCAACCGCACATATACCAGTTGCACCAGAACCAACGTTATCTGAAATATGTAAAACTGGAGGATTTATAACATCATAGCCAATTCCCTCCGATGCAATATCAATATTTTTAATAGTACCATAATAAACTGCTTCAGTTGACTTATAATTTAAAATCTCAACACCATTAACAAGAATACCTGTTCTATCTCCTGGTCCAGTGATAAAATCTCCATCTTCATTAATTGGGTTTTTTATTTCTTTTAATAAAAGTTGATGATCAACATCTTTATCATGATAATCAAGATATTCTAAAGTATTGGAAGTTACAATTCCTGAAACACTGACAAAGGACTGATTAGAAATATTAGCAGGACTTGTAGCAAGTTGAAATTGGTTTTTATTGAGTCTATTGACAAAGAAAACACCTTCCTCCATCTCAGGGAATTTACTAACAACTTTTGTAGTATTTCCTAGAAAATCTTTAGTCTCAATATTATAAGGACTGTAGTAAACTGCATCTCCTGTCCAATAACCATGATCATTTACATCTAAAATTGTAAATTCAGCTCCACTATACTCTCCATTTAATGTAATTTTTCTATCATAAAAATTTAAAGGTGCATTATCATAGTTGGGAATAGAAGAAGAGGCTACTACCAAATCTTGATTAAATTTTACATAAGTATTTTGAACATTAGCAAAGTAATTATCAATATAAGAGTAATCAGTTAAAGATGCCTTGACATTTGCTCTTAAGATTTTTCTTTCAACGGTATATTTAGCTGCAGCAATATTTCCTTGTCCTTTAATCGAAAAACTGTAGTCACTTATAACTTCAGTTACAGTAGAATCTTGAGTGTTGCCTAAAGTATCAATAACAGTAACTTGATCACCGAGTCTAAAATTATTTTTAGCGTATGTAACTAGAGTATAAGTAAAATCAGAAGCATCAACTAGAGTTATAGTTTCTACATCATATTTGGTAGATACATTATAGAACCAGTTTTCCGTTTTAGGACTTGTAGTGGTTATTCCTAAAGCCTTTATAGAAACTGTATCATTATTATCAAAATCATAGGTATTGTCTGGGATTTCTAAGTCGGCTAAAACTCCAGTAACCCTCATAGAAACCCTAGTTGTAGTTCCTAAACCAACATAACCATAAATGTCTGTATTTAATCTAATATCTTCTTTTGAATCAATACTGGTATTAATACCAACTGTTGTAGTATTAGCTAATCCAACATCAAAAAACTGATTTATTGATTTAGATCTATAAGTTAATATTCCTGTAACTCCTGTTCCATAGATTGCATACAATTCTCCTGCTTCGGGAAAACCTATGGTAGAATCTACATCTATTACACTTGAACCTATGGATACTTCTGTTATTACTTTTGTATTAGGATGAACTACAAATTCACCATACACACTTCCTTTAAGGGGAACATCTCTCGCATAGCCATAATCGAGATTTAACTTAAAGTAGTCAGAACTACCAATAGAGATTTTTTCTACTCCACTAACAGGAGCATAGGCTGCGTCTAAACAATAATGATCTCCAAAATGTTCAGAATCTTGGTATATGGTGCTATTTAATAAATCCAGAGGATTTCCCTGAATCGCTTCAACCACTAAATCTTTAGTTACTCTATAATCAGCATCAGAAGGTCTAAAAAGAAACTCTCTTGGTTTTATTACATCTACCTTCTCCCCATACAAAGCACCAAAAAGAATATTATAGGATTCATCAGTACCTTTAGTCTGATAAAAATCTTTAGATCGTGAAATAAACAATCTTTGATTTAAATCAGCATCTAAAGTTCTATCTTCAAAACCTGGAGAAATTTGATTCTTCAGTTTTAATAAAAATCTATTAAAGAGTAAAGCACTTAAATTAGTAACCTTACTTCCTTTTGCATGAGGATTAATATCTGACTCTGAAAAAGTTAATTGATCAGATGTGCCATATGATGTAACCCCACTAAATCCTCTTACACATCCTGTAAATGTAGTATTGGTTTTTTCTTTATATAATATTATTTCATCATCAATTTGTATTAAACCATCTTTATCGGGAAACTGATATGTTCCAAAAATACCTTGGTTAAGATCAAAGGTAACTGTAATAGTAGTATCTTGATATCCAACTGCACTTCCTAATTCTGTTTCATTAGCATTATTAGTTAACGACTCTAATTTTAAATATTCGTCTATATTTTGAATTACGTCAGCAGAAGCTCCTGGATATTCTTGTGAAGTATAATACTCTTTAAGAAATTCCCCTAATAAAGGAAAATCCTCCTGTACAAAAGAAGGGAGTTGATTCTCAACTATATTTTGAATCTGTACTCTTTGGAGATCTGTTGATATCATTTGTTGTATACTTTGATCTTAGTAAGAATATGAAGAACCGCCACCACCACCGCCTGATGTTGTGCCACCACCACTAGTGGTAGAAGTAGTGGTTGTGCCTGTTGTAGAGGCACTAGAGGCGGTTGTAGACGTTGTATCAGTTGCACCTGTAGCCGTGAATACTGTATCATCAGGTGTATCACATGTTGTAGATCCTGGAATCACTTTTTGTCCACGAACCAAACTACCATTTGCGTAACTAGAAGCAGATGTAGTCAAATTATCATTATCAGAAATAGCATTTATAGTTACGTGATCCAACGGTAATTGAATATACAAATCATGAAGGCCTAGTACATCATTAGAACATGGAGAACCAGAAATTTCAACAACTGGAAATCCTTTATTAATTACAGTATTAGTTATATTGATTGGAGAAAGTTTAATTTCTCCTTTTTTATAATCAATTGTTCCAACTCCCTGTTTTATAATTTTTGCTTCATTAGAGGCTTCCAACTGTATCAACATTATTTGGCCCATTTCAGTAGAATCACCATTTGGTTTATCAGTAAGATATACAACACCAGCAATTCCATCTACATTAAATCCAGAAGACTTAATGTTAAATCCATCACAACTCTTGACAAAGATACAGTTTCCAAAACAAATTTCGTATTCCGCAAAACTATTTAACGCTACTCTGAGATCCCTTCTTATAACAACTGTCGTAATATTAGAAGTAATAGCATCACTACTATTATCAATCATACAAAGGAGTTTACTATACTTAAATCTACCACCAAATTGATTCATTTCTGAAGATTTAGCGTATTTTCTAAGATTCGCAGAGATGAGACTGATGAGATCAGCACCAGATGAGATTAAATTGGAGTTATAATAAGCAGTGATGTCCAATTCAATGTATAAAAACTTCAAATCAGTGATTTCTACGTCAATTCCAGAAACTGAGTACTTTTTAATCTCTCTTTTTATGTTATTTTTAATTTGATCTGACAAATAAGGGCCATTTGTAGGTTTAATACTTACAAAAACCTTTCCATACTGAGGTGGAGTTAAAGTTTCGCCTCCAAAAGCAGAAACTGAGTCAGTTTCAGTGTATAATGTTGGAATAAGTGCTTCAAAATCTGCAGTGGTTACAGCTCTTTTCTGAGATGAGTAAATTCTAGTCGCATATTTCTTAATAGATTCTACAGATTCAATATTTTGACCTAAAGAACTACTTTTAAGAGTAGTAACAAGAGAAACTCCACTACTAATAGTTGTACTATCTCTTGTAGATGTTAATTTTCCACTAAATGCGAAGTTTTGAATGCCATTTCCCATGTCACCATTGGTTACAAGGTAAGAAACTTCTATAAAACTAGGTGCATCCAACTTTTTACCAAAAATTCCATCTCCAAATATCAATTCATACCTTTCACCTTCAACTTCTTGAATAAAATAGACTGGTGATTCTCCTGTAATGTCAAATAAACTATCAGATTGTATATATTTACGAGTAACACTAGAAGAAGCAGATGGCTTTACAACAACTCTAAGAGTAGAAAGGTCAATTCCACTATTTTCAAGAATAAAACGTTGATCAGGATCGAAAGAATTTACTGTAAAAGTGTTTGTAAGGTAAATTCCCTCATAAATGGCAACATTATTAAAAGATGCAGTGTTGTCGGAGACTGGAACAGTGATATCATCTAGAACTGCAAAGGTATAACTCTCATTTGCGAAGGCACTAGACGATGCAACCAGTCCTTTATTTAAAGTTATGGTTTGTGGTACGTCTACAAAGTCAGTTGTATCTACAGAAAATGAAATATTAGCTTGTGATGCTCTTTTAGAGTAAGGAGTATATCCAATATTATTTGCAAGTGATACAACATTCTCTCTTAATGTTGCACTATCGATAAAAACTTCATTCGATACCATGTTGGCATTGTATGAAGTGATATATGTGTTATATGCAAGGACATCAATTATAGTTGACAGGTTAGATCCTTCAAAATCATAATCCGTAAAATTAGAATTAGATCGAAGATAATCTTTAATTGATGTTTTTATCTGGTCAAAATCCAGATTTGCGAAATTAACTAGGGGCATTATCTTGTTGGCTGTAATGCGAATGATAACTGTTGTGCTTGGGCCTCTATTCCAACTATTTCATAAGTGATGATAACATCGAATTCATATGAATCAGCATTGGCAGATACCTTTGTGCTTGATAATCTAACTCTAGGTTCATAATTTTGGATCGTATTTTCAATTTCACTCTTTATTGATGCTGCTGTAATATCATCAACAGTTTCAAATAGTAATTCATTCACTCTTGAACCTAGTTCATTATTAAAAAATCGCTCTCCAGGTGCAGTAAGCACTAGATTACGAATCGAACGAGATATAGCAGTCTGATTTTTAATCGCAATAAGGTCATCAGTTAACGGATTAACCTGAAAAGACATGCTTATATCTTTAAATGACCTACTTATGCGTTGGACAGGCACTATTATACGGCAAATATATGTTTATTTAGCAACCTCAAATACCAAATTCATTAAGTTCAAAGAAGTCATCATCCTCTTTATTCTCATAAAGGTCATTCGTCACCTTTTTATCCGTTTTTTTAGGTACGATATTGTCATTTGCTATTTCACGTAGCATTTTCTGGTACTGATGGTTAGGCAGATTGTCTAAAAAGTCGTGCATTTTCGTATCCCCACTAAAAAAGGGACTCATAAAGTCCCTTTTATTTATTTTCCTTGGCCACGGTAGCGTTTCTTTGCCTTATTTCGAGAGGAAGCAGCATACTTACTGTGTTTACCCCTTCCTTGACGAGTTTTTTTCGGCGTTGCTTCGATTATTTCGCCACCGAGAGCACTTCTCATTGCCATTTAGTTAACCTCCATAGTAAAACGAGACACGACGGTTAGATAACACGAGTTTTTTCGTGACCAACACGTATCCGAGGATCGCACCAGATATCATAACCAGCATCAATCGCATCTAAACAGAACGATACGTCCTCTCCACACATATCCTGCACTGCTCCAGACTCAAACTGTTGCATCTTTGGAGCAAACCAAGGATATTCCATTTTCTCATCCTCGAATACACCCTTCTTAATGAGTACCCAACCGAAACCTGTGTAGTCAACGGTGAAAGGCTTCTTACGTTTTTGAATTGACTCGACGGTTTCATGATTCATGACTCCACCGTTCTTGCGGAAATCATCTTCCTCTAACCAGTGTGCGACTGAGGTAGTCATGCCGTCTTCTGTTGCATACCATCCAGCAGCAACTTCCCTTTCTGGATCTTCTGCAGGTAATGCAAGATCGCACAATTGCCAGAACTTCTCTGAAGTAAAGACAATATCCGAGTCAATCCAAAGTTGGTAATCATATTCGAGTTTACCATCCCAAGGTAACTGATTAGGGCCACGAAGTACATTCGCACCTAAACACTTACACCTTGCAAAGTTAACCATTGATGAGTAGTCTTGTGAGATCTGAATACTCATACCATTTTGTACCATGTCGAAGCACATCTGTACAAAGTTCTTTAAAAAGATATATGATGTTCCTCTACCAGGTAAACAGAATACAATCTTCTTACCTTTCATTCTTGCTTTGATTGCATCATAATCCCACTCAGGTTCTTTTGCCTTCTTGGGAGGGACTGTCTTCACAGTAAATCCTTTTGCCATAGCGTTTTGTAATTACACTTCAATTATACAACGCTATTATGTATATGTCAATATGAATCTTCTTCCCACATAGGTGTTGGGAGAACCCTACCTGGCCCACCTACTCCACACTTAGGCCCTAGTTCAATATATGATAAATCTCTC